CCTCCTCCGGTTTTGACTTGAATGGAGTCTACCATGTCTATCAGCTTTAAACCTTCACAAGTGTTCGCTCTTATTGAGGCCAAAGGCCTCTGCATTTACGGACACTCTGATGTGTTCTCAGGCCCAGTTCACACACAAGCAATTGTTGTGGCTCGTGCTTTGGGACGGTTCGAACGTGAGTTCGACGCTTACGCCCTTAAACAAGGTTCTCTGAGTGCGGTACGCGAGTACCACCGGTTGCTGGTTGACGAGGTAAATCTCTATATCAGTCTTCGCCGGAAGGAGGATTAGCTCTGGGTCCTACTAAGACCCTGGGACTCGGGAAATCCCGATCCCTAAACGAAGGGTCTCCCTCGAAAAGGAGTCCTTCGTGTCTGGTCCATTCTCTGCAACTCTCCAGTTTACCTCGTGGAAGGTGTCAAATCCTGACACAGGCGCTGGATCTTTTTGCCGCACGTACTATCGACCTTCAACTTGGTATCGCTCCGGTACCAGGAAGAAGCATGCGAGAGATCCTCTCCCGTATACCATGCAAATGGGTTCGACAGATTTAACGCTCGGCCGGAATCAGACCTGTAATGCGTCAGCTGATGCTTATTACACTACGCTCACTGAGAGCCGGTGGAATAATGCAAATAATCTGGCGTCTAACAGGGCTGCGTCCAGTTTTGTTGCAAAGGCCCAAGGTCTGGCGCAAGCCAGCATGGGTGAGACCTTAGGTGAGTGGAAGAGCGCATTAGATATGCTTACTTCCAGAGTCAAGCAATTGGCTTTTGCTGCTCGTTATCTGCGTGCCGGCAAGTTCGACATCGCAGCGCGGGCATTGAGTCTTACCAAAGACTCATACGGCTCAACTACCCGTAGAAGGCTTAAGACCTTCGGTCAGCAGTGGTTGGAGCTCCACCTTGGGTGGGTTCCATTATGCCAGGACATATACAACGCTACTCAGGTTTTCTCGAAGGATCCCTTTCCTAAGCGATGCCTGGGTACTGCGCATAGTTCTGACAACTACAGCGTGATATCCTCTTTTCCTACGCATAAGAACACGAAAGTGGTCTATTACAAGGTCGGATATCACGTTAGAGGCGACGTTCACGTTGTCAATCCAAATGTAGCACTCGCTGCGCAACTGGGTCTTGTAAACCCGGTCTCTGTTGCTTGGCAACTTGTCCCCTACAGCTTCGTTATCGATTGGTTCGTCAATCTATCAGACCTTCTTGGTCTGTATGACGGATTGCTCGGCTGCGAAACTTTGCGGGCTAGTTATACCACGCTTCGCGAAAGTCATGCGACAATAGAAGACCTTACGCGGTCGTCTTCATCACTCCCATGGGACCTAAACAGTTTCATTGGAGGGCATGGAGCCTACTGTAAGAGGATTCTTGGCTTGCCACCAAGTCACTTGACTTACATCAACTCTCCCCGCTTTTCTTGGCAAAGAGGCGCTACAGCTGTGGCCCTCCTGCTCGGATATTTGCGGTAAAAACCCCTTTGAAGGATTTTCATGCCCTCGATGGCTGACATCACTGTCAAGAAAGCTGATGACGCAACAAACGTCATCTACGTCTCCCTTGCCCCCTCGTCGGGGGATACTGTTCCATCTGTCTGGCGCCAAGAAGCAATGGCCACTCAACCGAATCTCAAAGCGACTGTGTCGCTTCGAGCCGGTTGGAATGGTCCTCGCGACGCGCGCCGGGTCCAGATGGATTTCATGTATCCCTTCACGGCGACGGACACGACCACCGGTCTGACGACTGTGATCGCCCGGATCCCCATCCAGGTGACCGCAACCATCCCTCAGCTCGTGACGGATACCGTGATCAGCGAGGCTGTCGCGCAATGCGGCAATCTTCTCGATCACGCTCTGATTCAGAGCTGTTTCAAAGCCGGTTACGCAGCGACCTAATCAGTCTCTGCGAGAAAGGGTCTGTCCTCATGCTACCGCAGCAACTGCGTGGCATCTTCTTGGCTCTTTGCCAGAAGGCCGATACGCCTCGTTCGTTGGCAGCTTGGCTGCTTTTCCAAGCGAATGAGTATGAACAGCTCGTCTCTTTGACGACTGATTCGTCTCACTATCTCGACACAGAAGCCTATAAGTTCAGCAAGGATCGTGCGGTCTCCGACTTCTTTTCGAAGTATCGGGACTTCTCGATTCCGAATCTGAACCTCGAAGCAGAGTGTGTCGGCTCGTTCTTTAAGGACGAGGAACAATGCGCGCTAACAAACGCTAGACTGTCTCCGTTTCTGAATAACGGTCCCTTCGAGGACCCCTCAGACTGCCATATTCACGAAATTCTTCATGAAATGGCTGCTCAAACGAAGGCGATTCTTGGCGTCCTTCCCTTGGATCTGGAAGGAGCACGCTTTGGTCCTGGTGCAACGTTCGGGGATAAGGGTGCCTTGACTACGGTGCCTGATAAAATAACGTCACGCCTAACAACTACGAAATCTGCCTGGGCTCTCGCTCCTCTTTGGGAGCGTACTGCCTGGGCCAGATCAGTGGTTTCCAACCCACAATCGAGTCCTCTTTTCACGCAAGGAAACCGGTTCACAACCGTTCCGAAGAGTGCGAAGAAACTTCGTGGTATTGCTATAGAAGCGTCTTTAAACGTCTTTTATCAGCTTGGGGTCGGTCGCGCTTTGCGCCATCGCCTCTACCGAACCGGTATCGACCTAGACTTCGGTCAAGCTCGACATCGGGAACGTGCACGTGCCGCTTCACGCAGCGGTGCTTATTCCACGATTGACTTGAGTAGTGCGAGTGATAACGTCTGCACCAACCTGGTCTCGCTCCTCATCCCGCCGCAATGGTTGGATGTGTTGCGATGCCTACGGTCTCCTAAGACCTATATTGGTGGTAAGTGGGTTTACTTGAACAAGTTTTCCTCTATGGGAAATGGCTTCACGTTCGAACTCGAAACACTTATTTTCTACGTCATTGCCTGTCAGGCATGCCGTTTGAGTGGGTGTGAGGTCGATGTGCTTGTGTACGGCGACGACATAATCGTCCCTACGCCGGCTGGTAAACTCTGTGCGTCTCTCCTCCGGTTTCTCGGCTTTAGGCCGAATCCGAAGAAGACGTTCCTTACGGGCGTCTTTCGAGAGAGCTGCGGCGGGGACTTCTTCAATGGGATAGCCGTGAGGCCGTTCTATTTGAAGGAGTTCCCTGATGAACCGCAGAAAACGTTCTCGCTCATCAACGGTCTGGGTCGCTTGGCTCAAACTGTTGAGGATTATGCCATCCGTGCTTGTTTCTCTAGTAGAGCTCGCGCCCTTGCTATTGAAACTTTACCGATCCACCTCAGAAAACTGCGGGGACCGGAAGCCTTAGGGGATGTCGTAATCCATGAAAGTGATCCTCTTACCTGGCGTATTTCCATGAAATATGGAGTTCGCTGGGTTTATGGTTACCTCCCGGTAGCCAAAAAACTTCCACTTTATCACTGGAGGCCTGAGGTCATTTTCGCTAGCGCGCTGTACGGTATACCTTCCGATGGTGTCTCACCAAGAGGCAGTATTAGCGGGTTTGCAGTAAAGCGGGTTGCTT